GACAACTAGTTTGGCTTTACCTATCTTAAAACTTTTACAGAATGGCTCTGGGGAGGCACAGAAACGTAATCAAAACTACGTAGAAAATGCAGAACCTGGGATGCTTTTAAATACAGTTACAAAAAAATTGTATGACGGAGCAAGTGGGGTAACAGTTGTCCCATGCCATTACAAACTAGAGTATCAAGAGTGGGCTGATTTTGGAACAGGATCTGGTAGACCAGAAAATATTTATCCAGATGGCTCAGATATTCTAAACTCTACTAATAAAGATGGTGGAGGCAAAGATAGGTTAGAAAATGGTAACTACATACTTACTGTTGGTCAACATTATGTATTAGTTATTGGAGACGATGGAGGGGCTGAACAAGCTTTAATATCTATGAGTTCGTCTCAAGGTAAAATAAGTAGGAAATGGAACTCAATGATGATGTCCATTTCACTTGATGGAAAAAATGGTCCGTATACACCACCATCATTTAGCCACTCTTATAAACTAACAACTATTTTAAATTCTGGTAAAGGTAATCAATGGTACGGTTACAATGTCGTTAAAGAAGGTCCAGTTAAGGACGCTGCCTTATACGAACGTGCTAAGAAGTTTTACACTAGTTTAGCCGGTAAATAGTGTGAATAGTAGGCGGCGAAGGGAGACTGGAGCCGCCTACGTTACTGAGTGGAAATGACTGAATTAGATAAATTTATAAATATATTTGAGGGTTTAAATAGTGCCTACGGTCAAACCGTAAAGACAGATCAATTTAGTGAAAAAGGTAAACATAAAACTAAATCATTTACAATATCAAATCCTGTAACTAAAAAATTATGGAGAGAGCATCTGGAGGGTAAGGATCCTGCATTAGGTATTGTACCAATAAATAAAGAAAACAAATGTAAATGGGGATGTATTGATATTGATACATACCCTTTTGATCATAAAAAATTTATACAAAAACTTAAACAAAAAAACATACCTATGATTGTTTGTAGATCTAAGTCGGGCGGCGCACATGCTTTTCTTTTTACAAAAGACTTTGTTCCTGCAACAGTTATGAGAGCAAAGTTAAAAATTATTGCATCTGCAATGGGTTTTGCTGGTGCAGAAATTTTTCCTAAACAAGATTACATAAGAGTTGATAGAGGAGACACAGGTAGTTTTTTAAATTTACCATACCATGCAAATGAAAGAACCGTTAGATATGCATATGGACTAGAGGGCAATGTTTTAACATTAGAACAATTTTTTGGTTTACATAAAGAAACAGCATTGTCCGTAGAAAATTTAAATGAATTTGTAATAGAAAGTAAAGAAGAAATAGATCACTTTAAAGGTATGCCTCCTTGTTTAATTACATTATTAAATGATGGTGTGCCAGACGGACAAAGAAACAACTGTATGTACAATGTGGGTGTGTATTTAAAAAAAAGATATCCAGACAAGGATAAATGGCAAGAGTACATGTACATATATAACAAAGAATATATGCGGCCACCTCTTGATGTTACGGAAATTAAAGTTTTAATAGGATCTTTAGATAGTAAAGAATATAATTATAAATGTAAGGATGAACCCATCCACAGTTTTTGTGATGCTAAAAAATGTGCATTACAAGAATTTGGTGTAGGGGACAATGTTCCTGCTCCTGAAATTACGGAGATAAGAAAATATGATTCAGACCCACCAATATACTTTGCATCGATAGATGGTGAAAGTGTAGAAGTAGACGATGCAACATTACATGATCCTGAAAAATTTTCTTTGGCTTGCATGAATCAAATAGGTAAACCAATGATGCCTGTACCAAAACATATGTGGCGAAGGTTACTTATAAAACTTTTTGCTAATTTAGAAACTATCCCTGCCCCAGCATCATCTAAACTAGATGTGCAATTAAAAGAAATATTGGCAGACTATATAAATAAAACACCAGGTAAAGAATTAAAAGATGTAATGAGAGGTATCGCGTATACAGATACAGATGGATTTACATATTATAAGTTTAAAGATTTTTGGAAATTTTTATTAAAAACAAAGTCTTGGGCAGAAAGAACTTATCCTAAACAAAAAACAATGCGGTTGCTTCAGTCCTTATTTGAAGCAGAAGAAACCTCTCCTAAGATAGGATTAAAAACTGTAAGATTATTACGAATGCCTACAATTAAGTTAGAGCGGCCTAACCCTAGAACAACAAAAGTAGAGAAGTCACCATGGCTATAATAAAAAAAATAATGGGCCCTCCTGGAACTGGTAAAACATATAGGTTGATAAATCACTATTTAAAAAAAGAATTAGATGAGTATAATACTGACCCAGAAAAAATAGTATATATTACATTTAGTAAAGCTGCAGCAGAAGAAGCAGAAGAAAGAATTATAGAATTATTTCCCGATAAAAAATTAAAACATATATCTACAATGCATGCTATGGGTAAGTCTGAGTGTGGTATAGACACAAACACTCGTTTACTGAAAGGTAAGAAGTGGAACACTTTTAAACAAGAGTATCAAGAATGGGCAAACATATCTTTTGAAACAACGATAGATGCAGCGGGCAACCCGCGATATCAAAACACTCATTTGCAAATAATACAATACGCAAGATCTAAATTAATTTCTATAGAAAATGCAACTGTTGAATTACAGAAACATCATGATGTAGATGTAGATACAACAATACAATTAGAGACAGATTTAAAATCATTCAAAGAAGGAACAGGTATGATAGAATTCTATGATATGATTAACAAGTTTGTCGAGGAAGAAAGATGTCCTCCACTCGATGTCATCTTCCTCGATGAAGCCCAAGACTTAAGTCCACATCAATGGAGATGTTTTGATTACATAAAAGAAAATTGTAAGAGAGGATACATGGCAGGAGATGATGATCAAACGATTTATGGGTTTCAAGGTGCGGATCCTAATTGTTTTATGGAACAAGAGGGCGATAGAGATGACCAAATTATATCACGAAGGGTCCCAAAAACGGTGCATAACATAGCTGTAAAAATATTAGATAGACTTAGTGTTAGAATACAGAAAGACTGGACACCTAGAGATGCAGAAGGGGCCGTGTATTATAGTCAAATACTAGAAGAAATTGATTTTTCAAAAGGCGATTGGATGGTGTTAGCTAGAACTAATAAACTGCTTAACAATATATCTGAACATTTTTATTCTTTAGGATTAAGATTTACAGGTAAAACAAATAAATACTTACCTAATCCAATATTAGAGGTTTATCAAATATGGACTAGATTAAATCAAGGAGCAGTTGTTTCTCCTGAAGAAGCACATAAAATTTATGATTGGCTATTAGTTAAAAAAGGACATCTTACACGAGGTTACTCAGATGGTAGAAGTGTGCTTCGAGAAACGAGCGTCAGTTTAAATAAATTAAAAAAAGATCATGGTTTATTAATAGAGGGCGATTGGAAACAATTAAATTTTCCTGAAGACACAAAGGAATATATGCAAACATTATTAGAAAGAGGAGATAGCTTAATGAAAAAATCAAAAATACAATTACTTACTTTACATGGATCAAAAGGTAGAGAGTGTAACAATGTATGTTTGTTTACAGATTATGGTACAGAAGGACAAGATGAATTTATTTATCGAGCAGCATACGAAGATCCAGACCCAGAACATAGATTGTTTTATGTAGGCACAACAAGAGCAAAAGAAAATTTATATATAATGCAACCATCATCAGATTATTATTACACAATAGGAGAACCAATAGTATGAGCGACATATACAAAAAACAAGTAGGTGGAACTCACTATAAATCTATGGTCATACAGCCATCAGAGTTTATAAACAAAAATAACTTGCCCTTCGCTGAAGGAAACGCTATAAAATATTTGTGTCGTCACAAACAGAAAAATCAGAAAGAAGATTTACTTAAAGCTAAACATTATATTGATATGGCAATTGAAAGAGATTATCCAGAAAAACCAAAAGAAATAAAAAAACAAAAATCAAACTCTTGGGGAATAACTAAATGATGTTTGAGGCTCAAACGGAATGGATAAGCCCAGAATCTTTCCCGGACCTTAAAGAGCACAAATACATAGCAATCGATTTAGAGACAAGAGATCCAAATTTAAAATCTAAAGGCTCTGGTTCACTAGTTGGTGAAGGAGAAATTGTAGGGATAGCCGTAGCTGTAGAAGGGTGGTCAGGTTATTATTCTTTTGGGCATAAGGAAGGAAATTTTTTTGATGAAACTGCGGTTATGAAATGGGTTAAAGACATATGTGCTTTACCAAATGTAAAACTATTTCATAATGCAATGTATGACGTGTGTTGGTTGAGAGCATATGGAGTGAAAATAAATGGTCACATTGTTGACACGATGGTTATGGCTTCATTAATAGATGAAAATAGGTTTTGGTATTCTTTAAATAGTTTATCTCTAGATTATCTTAATCAAGTAAAAGATGAAACAGCATTAAGAGCTGCAGCCGATAAAGCAGGCATAGATGCTAAAGCTGAAATGTGGAAACTACCTGCAATGTACGTAGGTTCTTATGCAGAAAAAGATGCAGAATTAACTTTAAGTTTATTTAAAAGATTATCTAAAGAAATTAAAGCGCAGGATCTTACAAAAGTATTTGATCTTGAAACACAATTGTTTCCGTGTTTAATTGATATGAAATTTAAGGGAGTACGCGTAG